GAACGTAGGCAACAGTCTTTAGATAAAGCTCAGGTAGGTTTAGATATTCTTAAGAACGGTGCAGACGCTTTTATAAAAGATGAGGTAAAGAGAGAGAAGATAAGAAAGAAATTAGCAGTAGCTCAATTAGCAGTAGATACAGCGAGAGCAATCTCAGGAGGAATAGCAGCAGCAGCAGGCATTCCCTTTCCTGGAAACTTAATAGCCTTTATTCCTACCATTGCAGCGATATTAGGAAACATGGCACAAGCAAGAAGTATATTAGGTAGTGCAGGTACAGTAAGTGCAGGCAGCTTAGGTAGTGCAGCAAGTGGCGCATCTAGTGGTGGAGGAGGCGCACAGATTGACCCTGTGAGTAATACAAGCACAATATTAGGAGGCCAATCTCCAGTAGTAGAAGTAGTAGAAATAAATAAGTTTCAAAAGAAAGTTGGCGTAATAGAAGCCTCAGCAACATTTTAAATAATACATAATGGAAAAAATAGAAGTATTTGAATTGGTAATAGATACAGATGACGAAAGCGGAGTGACTGCTATAGCATTAGTAGACCAACCTGCAATAGAATCTAATTGGATGGCATTTAGCCAACAGACAGAATATAAATTCAATATTAAGGATGAAGAAAAAAGAATCATAGAAGGTTACTTTATGATAGCAGATTTGCTTATCCCTCGAATAGATGAGAATGGTAAAAAGTTCTTTGTTAAGTTTTCTAGCAATACTATAGAAGCGATTAGGGAGAAGATGAGTAAAAACTCAATGACTAACAATTTTAATTTAATGCACGATCCTAGACAAATCGCAGAGGGTGTATTTATGTTAGACAACCTTATCATAGACAATAAAAGAGGTAAGGTAGCTCCAAAAGAATTTGAGAAAGTTCCTGATGGTTCTCTATGGGGTTCTGCAAAGGTAGATAATGATACTATTTGGGAGCAAGTTAAATCAGGAGAGTTTAGAGGCTTTAGTGTAGAGGGTATGTTTAAGCAACTAGAGCCAGTAAAAGTATCTGAAAGTGTTATACAAAAAATCAATGATAAAATTAATGAGTTCGAAAAAACCATTAAGGAGAGTGTACAAGTAAATGATAAAAAAACAATAGAAAGTATGAGCATGAAAGTAATTGAGGATTTAAAAGCAATCCTATTCAAAGAAGAAACAGTTGTAGCAGAGACTACGGAAACTGTAGAAACTACGGAAACTTCTGAAGAGGTTGTAGTAAATAAATTTATGTCAGCAGAATTAGCAAACGGAACAGTAATTAATGTAGAGCCATCTTTAGAAGAGGGTGCTATGGTTACTGTAGAAGTTGATGGTGTTGTTAGTCCTATTCCTGATGGAGACTATGTTCTTATGGACGGTGTAGCAATCTCAGTTATGGGAGGATCAATTACAGCAGTTAAGGAAGTTGAAGCAGAAGAAGAGGAAGCAATGGAAACAGAGGCAACTCCAAAAGCAGAAACGGAAACGGAGCAAAGAATTAGAAAGATTATCGAATCTACTGAAACAGTATTTTCTAAGGTTGAATCTTTAGAAACTGAGTTAGCAACTATCAAAGAAGATTTTGCTAAATACAAGTTGACAGTAGAAGAGAATAACAAAGCTATTTTCAATGCGGTTGAGGTTATTGCAGAAGAGCCAAGCACTAAGCCTATTGTAACTAAGAAATCTTCTTTCATGGCCAAACCAAAATCATGGCAAGAGAGACTTGCTGAAAAAAAGAAAACACAAACAAACAATAATAAATAAGATATGAGTTTATCACTAGGAGGCTTGACGGCTTACGTTGAGGAGAACAAATTAGAAATGCTACAAGCAGCTATCGCAAAAGGTAAGACTGCGTCACTTGTAGAAATTAGAACAGGAATAAAAGAGACTTCTAAATTTCCTAAAATTTTAACAGCAGTAACTTTAGCAGCAGATGGCTGTACTAGAAGTGCTACAGATGCAACTACTATTACTCAGGTGTCTTTGACAGTTGGAGATATTAAAGTAGCGGAAGATATTTGTACTAAAGATTTGAAATCTTACTACGCTTCTACTCAGTTGAAAAATGGTTCTTGGGATGAAGCAGAAAACCCATTCGAACAAGTTTATTTTGAAAACAAAATAGCTCAATTAGTAAAGGTTTTAGAAGTTGCGGATTGGCAAGGAAATACAGGAAGTGGAACTAACAACCTTTCTTACTACTCGGGTCTTATTTTCAATATAGATGCAGGTTCTCCAGTTAATGGAAACCCTAACTCAGAAGTGGCTATTACTAAAGCAAATGTAATTGATATTTTTTGGGATATGTACGGAGTAATTCCTGAGCAAATTAGAGAGGCAGATGATTTAATTATCTTTTGTGGTGCTGATACTTTCGCACTTTATGAAAGAGCATTGTACGAAGCTAATATGTTTAACTATGCTGCTAATGAAACTCCAGGATCTTCTCCATTCTTTGGAGCATCAGGAATCCAAGTAGAGGCAGTACATGGCTTGACTGGTACTAATAGAATCTTTTTAACTCCTGCGTCTAACCTATTCATAGGTACAGATATGGAGAATGAAGCAGAAGATATTAGACTTTATGAAAACCCATCTACTTTGATGTTGGAATATACTTTAAGATTAAAAAGAGGAACAGCAGTAGGAGTTACAGAACAGGTAATAGAATTTTCAGTATAATAATTGAATAGTTAACTTTAAGAGGGGTGGGTAAAATTACCTTACCCCTTTTTTAATACATAAAAACAAATGAGTACAATAAACGAATATAACAAAATAGGACAACTCCAAGAGCTTAAAAACAAGTTCCAAGAGATTGACGATACTATCTATACGGCAGAGGCTAATATTTCTGCTGCTAATATTGTAGCAATGTACACTACTCCAGTTGAGGTAGTTGCAGCTCCTGGAGCAGGTAAAGCGATTGAGTTTGTATCTGCTAGTTTAATCTATGGCTTTGTCACAGCAGCTTATACAGGTGGTGGGGTAGTTACTTTAGAGTATAGTGGTGGTGCTACTTGTTCTACTGATATAGCAGCAGCAAATAGCTTTGGAGCAGCAGGAGATAAAGTATTTTCTATGGCACACTTAAACGCATCAGGAGGATATACAATGCCAGTTAACACAGGTTTAGATATTACTAATGCTACGGGGGTATTTGTAGACCCTGGAACAGCAGTAGGAGTAGGTAGAATTAAAGTTAACTACAGAGTTGTAACAACAGGATTATAAACATTTAAAATTATAAAATTATGGCGTGTGCATTAACACAAGGAAGAGCGATAGATTGCAGAAATAGTATGGGAGGTATCGAGCAGGTACTTATCTCCGAGTTTTCAGATATCACAGCTTATACAGAAGCAAATGGAATTATTACAGCAATGACACAAGCTGCTAAGAGTTTCTATATTTATGAATTAGAGAAAGAGAATGGTAGTTTAATAGAGACTCATACAGGTAGTTTAGAGAACGGTTCTAACTTTTACGATTCAGTATTAGAGTTTTCTACTTTTAACTTATCGGCTGATGAGTCAGAAGAGTTGAACCTTTTGGATCAAAACAGATTGTTTGTTATTGTTAAAGATAACAATGGGGTTTATTGGTCTATGGGTGCTTCAAGAGGTGCTGATAAATTATCTGGAACATCTGTAACGGGCGCAGCATTTGGAGATATGAACGGTTATACTTATTCGTTTACTGCAAAAGAGCCTACTAGAATGTTTCAAGTAGATTCAACAACAATATCAGGTTTAACAACATCAGCTTAATATATAACTTATGGCAATAGTACACAACGGAACAAAGGTAAGTTTAGCGGATTCGCAACTACCAACAGGCTACACTCTGCCAACAGTTACAGAGGTGGTACATGATTATATTAGCGACTTAACACTAAACGTATTAAAGTCTACAGTAGAGAACGCAACAGACGCTACTACTTTAACTAATATTATCAATAATGTTACTATAGGTATAGATAAGCAGATTGAGGATATACTAGCGGCAGATTACTTAGCGAGTGCTACTATAACTTCTCATGCTGATTTAACTTTTATAAGTACTAATATACAGCCAGTAAATACTTCTAACTTCTACGATAATACAGCAGTAAGTTATGTATGTACAGTAAGGTTGTATGTTAAGGCAGCATAGAACAACTTTTTCATAGTTGCAGGAAGCCCTACTATTTACTTAGTGGGGTTTTTTGTTACCACATTAAAACGTTATCGTTTATGTCTACTTTTACCGCTTATATGAATTTCTCTATCTTTAGGTGGTGGTGGTGGTAAAGGTTTGTTTTTGCTAACATTATGTAAACCAACATTATTTTGAAAATCTATTATGTGCATCAATTTATGTGCATCTGTCTTTGAATTGTTCAGCTTATCTAAAAGCCAATTTGGGCTATACTTTTCCATATCTTTTAAAAATTACGTTGTTTACACTTACCATTA